ATCTTTATAAAAGAGCTACTGAGGGCAAAGACACTACAGCTATGATCTTTTGGTTAAAGAATAGACGTGTTAAGGATTGGAGAGATAAACAAGAAGTTGAAGTCACAGAAGGTGTCAAGATAATAAGAGACGACACTTAATGGAAGTTAGCTTAAAAAAAATACTACTACCTAATTTTATAAACGCATGGCATGCCATAAGAAGCATGTCAAAAACTTTCTATGTTTTCAAAGGTGGTCGTAATTCTGCTAAATCAACTCATATATCTATATTTTGCCTTTTAATCTTAATGATGTTCCCAGTTTCGGGGTTAGCCATTAGGAAAGTTGCTAATACTTTAGATGGCTCAGTATTTGAGCAATTAAAAGAAGCTGCTAATATATTGGGGATTGAAGACCAATTTGTATTTCTTAAAAATCCGCTAAAGGTAATTTACAAGGCTCGTGGAAATTATATTATTTTTAGAGGTGCAGACGACCCTAAAAAGATTAAATCAATTAAAAGTTCTAAATTCCCTATCGCTTTTACTTGGATAGAAGAACTTGATGAGTTCAAAACAGAAGATGAAGTTCAAACGATAGTCGATTCAATATTAAGAGACCAATTACCAGAAGGAATAAAATATTGGGTTTTTTACTCTTATAACCCTCCGAAAAGAAAGCAACATTACATAAATAAAAAATATGAAACACAGTTTATAAATGATAATACATTTATACATGTTTCAGACTATAGAGATAATAAATATTTATCTCACCAGACTTTAGAAGAAATTAAGCTCGTAAAAGAGAATAATGAAAGAAAATATAATTGGGTTTATTTAGGGAAGCCTATTGGGGGTGGAATAGTACCTTTTGATAATTTAGTTTTTAGAGAGATAAAAGATGAAGAAATAAGCACTTTCGATAATATTAGACAAGGCAATGATTGGGGTTATTCAGTCGACCCTATGGCGTGGGTTAGGTGGCATTATGATAAAAAGCACAATAAAATCTATGCTATGGACGAGATTTATCAGATAAAGTTATATCCAGAGGATTTAGCAAGGAAAATAAAAGAGAAAAAAGGGGATACAGATTTAACCCTTTGTGGTCACGATCAACCAAGCTCAAGGGATGAAGTGCAATATTATGGATGCAACTTTATGAGTATCAAGGGAGGTCCTGGCTCTATAGAGGTAGGTGAGAACTGGTTAGACAGCTTATCAGAAATAGTAATTGACCCACTAAGAACCCCTAATATAGCTTCAGAATTTGAAAATATAGACTATCAAGTGGATAAAGACGGGTATACTATGTCTAAATTAGAGGATAAAAATAATCATGCTATTGATGCTACAAGATACGCTTTTGAAAATGATTCTAGAAAAAACATCATAACAATAATGTAGGTATTACTATGTATTTAACCGTGCAAGACCAAGTAAAATTAAAAGTTGACATTGATTCGCTAAATACTAGTACTGATACATTAAGCACTCTTATAGAGGATGATAAGGTAAGTACAGAAAAGATTGCCATGCAAAAAGGTGTTAATTACTATAAAGGCAAACACGATGTACTAAACAAGAAATTTAATACCTATGTTGATAAGGGCAATACAATTGTGAACCCAAACGCCCCAAATAATCATATAGTAAACATGCACTCAACACTACAAATTGACCAAAAAGCCAATTATATAAATAGTAAGGAAATCAATTTTAGGAGTGAACAAGAGGGGTTTGAAGACGATATAAAAGAGACTTTAAGCGAAATGTTTCCCCAAAACTCACTTGACTGGATAAAAGAAAGTTCAAAAAAAGGCTTTGAGGCTATCCAAGTCTTTATAAACGAAGATGGGAAGTTCGACTATGCAATCGAGGACGCTATCGGACTTATTCCAGTTTTTGACACTCATCATTTAAGAAAGTTGATAGGTATGTATAAGTATTTCACCTTTGAGGAGCTTGTTGGGGATGAAATCAAAGAAAGAATACACCTTGAGTACTGGGATGAAAATACTGTAACGATTTGGCAACAAAAAGACATTAGTATTACTGGAACTCCGAACTTACAATTTATGTTTGTTGAGAAAAAAGGGCATTTTGAATTTACAAACTCTCAAATAAATATAAATGGTCAGACTGGATGGGGTAGAGTGCCTTTTATTATACTACCTAATAATAAAGACAAAACAACTGATCTTTCAAGGATTAAAAGTAAAATTGATTCTTTAGATTTACAAATGTCTGTTCTTGAAAATGAGATTGGTAGAATGGCTAAAGGTGTCTTTGGGCTTGGTGGCTTTGCTGGTACTAAAGAACAACAAGAGGAAGCAATGACCAAGCTGAAGAACTTTGGTATTATTATAAATTCTGGTGATCTAAAACTGTCTTACTTAAAAGCTGATTTAGCTTACGAAGCTGCAAAAGAACACATTGCACAACAAGAAGACGATGTTTACGAGTTGGGTATGGCTGTTAATAACAAATCAACTAAATTAGGTAATGACTTAAGCTCGGTTGTTCTAAAGATGTTATACGAACCACTTGACCAAAAAGCAAACGCATTTATTTTAGGTATGAAAACATCATTAAGGGAATTGATGTGGTTTGTTGCTGAATATTTAGCTAATTACAAAAAAGGTGCTAAAAAACAATATGATCATGAAGAAGTAAAATTTATTTTCAATAAATCTATTCCAAGAAACACAAAAGAAGAAGTTGAGATTCTTAATATGTCAACTGAACACGTACCTTTTGAGGATTTAGTTGCTAAACATCCATTAAATGAGAACCCACAAGAGGCACTTGACAAACTAAAAATCCAAATGCCAATTGAGGATAACACATTAGATGAAGAAGGAAATGACGAGTAAACCAGCTAACATTCCAATTAGAATACAACTTATTATTGTGTGCATGAGTGATTTCCAAAATTCGGGGTTATTCATTTGAGCTTACCTTTATTGTTAGATTATCATAAATCAAGTTTAATAACAGCTCTGAGTCGATAAACGCTTTATCTTCAGATGCTGTTAGGTTTATGCTATTCCCAACTATGTCTCTTTTTATTAAAATCCCATATTCTGAATATTTTTCAATTTCACTTATTAAAGTGCTTATGTCAGAATCTGATGATACACTTGATAATTGCATTACAACCTCATTATAAAAAATTATGATCTTACATTTTGTTCCATATATTTGAACAAAAATATAGAAGCCCTAAATATGAAGCTATGACAGTACAATAAAGAATTAAATAACTAATCAACCCATCTAGTTCGAGTGAATACACTATAAATCCCGATATACATAAACTTACTATAAAAATTAAAGTATTGACTGATGTTTCCATGTTAGTGGCAATTAAAGTAGAGGTCAACATGTTGTTTTTCGCTTTGTATGCCAATGTCGGTGTAACTTACATTAGGTTTTTTATCTATATCGGCTTTAAAACAGCATGGTATATTTACCAAGTGTATTTCCGAATATCCGTGCAACATTTTAATGCAGTCGCTTATTTTAGCATGTGAGTGTACGCAAACAACCACCGCACTATTATTTTTGCCCTCGAACGTTAAATCTTCAGCTTTATTCTTGTATGTTTCTAAGCGTTTAATATTCCATTGTTTCCCCCGCATTTGTGGATCTATGCTTTTCACATTCCACTTAGTTAAGCAAGCTATCAATGCTCCTGTGCGTGGACTGTGTCCGTCACCTACCACATATACATCAACATCATCTGTACGGCTTACATATTTATCAATCATGTGGTCTTGTATTGCCACAAATGCTCCCACGCTCTCGGTTATTTCTTTAATATTCGGGAATACTTTCGCACTCATTAGCAGTGGTGCGGTATTCATTTTAAAAAACCTATGTAAGTATCGGTTATCATAGGAATAACTGCCACTGACACCGTGTAACACGGCATTGCCTTGTGGCTTTTTTGTAACTTTTTCTGTATTCATATTTTTAGTTCTTTAATCCAAGTTTGTACTATATTTAAAAATGGCAACGACCGCATACACAACATGTTGTACCCCATAAATATATTAACCAATAAGCCTACTACTTGTTACCTTCTCTATTGGGTACATTTTTCTCATTTTGCTCTCAGCTTCTTTCTTTGAAGTTGCAGAAACTCTATCAAAATTATTTTTGCTATTATTGAAATAGACCTCATAGAGTTTATTTATACCATCTTCTTCTTTTATTGCTATTCTGTTAATCATTTTTGCACTCAATTTATTTGTTTTAATTTCTACATGTAATATAATAGCTAAAAGCAAACATATCAATCGAAATGGTAAAAGCGAGCAAATAGTGTAATGAACGGTTACAATATAAAATGTTTGCATATTATTATACAAATGGTTATATTTAGCCAAATATATTTAGGTAAAGCTAAAATGGCTAGTATTAACCAAAATATCAAGAAGAAATCAACACAAGGAGACAAACGACATAAAAAAGCTGTTTCCTTATCTGAAAAAGCCATTAAGGATAACTATTTAGACATTTCTCTAAAAGCTGTTAATCATACTGCAAGTCTTTATACAAAAGTTGATAATTACGAAGATGCACAAAAGTTTAACAGATTCGATAATACTGTTAAGAAAATCAAAAACGATATAAGACAAATGGGTTTAGCTAATGACAGTCTTATCGGTTCTGCTATAATTGGGAGTGCTGCACTTGGTTATTACAATATAGGGTATCAAGATGAAACAAGTACGGGGTTAAAATTAGGTTTTAGACAATTAAAAAATGATGCTTTGGAAGCTTTCAAGTTCAACACATTAGACAGAATAACTTGGATTGAACGAAATAAAGCTAACAATGTTGATTTGTTAAACAAAGTTGCAGAAGAAATTAGAACGGGTTTAGTTGAGGGGGAATCTTTACAGAAAGTCGCAAGGCGGATTAAAGATCGATTTGTTAAACTGCAAGTCGTAAATAAAAAAACTCGTGTTTCTGGTGGATATGCAGACGCTTTAACGATAGTTAGGACGGAAACACATCGAGCGTATAATTTAGGTAAATTAAAAGGGTTCGATCAAGTAGACACTTTCCTTGATGAAAATGCAAAAAGAATATTAGTTGCAACTTTAGACAGTAGGACAAGACCTCAAAGTGCTCAAATGGACGGACAAGTAGCAGATGAGCAAGGATTCTTTACTTATCCTAATGGTGTTAAAGCTAAGGTTCCAGGTACTACGGGAGTCGCAAAATATGACATTAGAGATCGGGAAACAGTAATACAATCATTTAGTGAAGAAGATTTACCAACTCAAAGACGTGACGGGATATCAAAAGAATTAGTTCCTAATACAAGTTTTGAGGAATGGGCAAAATTAAGAGGTATAACTAAAAATAAATATGGACAACGGTTTAAATGGGCAGCATAAATAAAACTACATGCTAATATGTTAAATTAGATCTGCCGTACTGGAACAGACCAGTTATCAAATGTAGGTAGAAAAGGAGTAAAAAGATGGACTTAAAAGAATTGTTAGGTGACATGTACACAGAAGAAATCCAAAATAAGGTTGGTGACAATCAGATACTAGTTTATCCAAAAGGCGAAAAAGCAGCGGTAATAGCCAAACTTGGTGACGATGGGAAATTACATCCTACTTTCGTACCAAATAGTAAAATTATTGAAGCTAATGAGTCAAAGAAAGCATTGCAAGCCGAATACGATAAATTAAGTGAGTCTGTAAAGGGCATGGAAAAATTTGTCGGTGAAAATGAAGAACTTAAAGCGAAATTAGCTGAAAGTTCGGAGTTAGTAAAAAAAGCCAATGAGTTAGCGGAAACCGAAAAAGCCAATGCTTTATTAAATACCAAAAAGTCTAGAATCGAGATTGAATTAAGTTCTAAACATGGAGTTAAACCTCATTTATTAGGTGATGTCATGAACAAAATTAAGCTCGATGGGATAGACATAAATGATACTGGTATTTCTGGTTTAGAAAATCAAGTAAGTCCATTAAAAGAAACATACAAAGAATACTTTGGAGAAATTGAGTTCAGAGGTCAGACACCGAGTAAGGGTAGCCAACAAAATGGGTTATATTCACAAGACCAATTAAACTCAATGTCAGATGAGCAGTTAGTAGCAAATTACGACAAAGTACAAGAATCAGTTTTAGCATTAAATAATAACTAAGAGGAACAAATGCACAATTTTAATTTAAGACTTCTAAGGGCTGGGTTTACGAAGGCTTTAGAAAATAAACTAGTATTCGCATCTCTTGCGAATAGCACCTTTAGCGGTGAAATCAACCAAAAAAATGATACAGTCAAATTGATTCAGCTAGGGGATATAGACATAGGAGACTATGTAGACGGTACCGACATAACTAACCAAAGTTTAACTGATGCACAGTTGGAGTTAATAGCAGACCAAGACAAATATTTTTCATATACACTTGATACATTAGAGTATAATAATGCTAAGTCTGGTATATTAAATGAAGCTGCAAGAAAAGCAGCTTATGCGGCTAACTCAAATGTGGATACTTTCTTCGCTGCAAAATATGCACAAGCTGGTTTAGTAAATAATACTAATGCGTCTCCAGTTGATTTAACTTCATTAAATGTTGAGGATGAATTTTTGGAAATGGCAGAGAAATTTGCAGATGCTGGTGTCCCTCGAGAAACTAGGAAAGTCGCAATTATTCCTCCTTGGGTTTCAACTAAGTTAGAATTAGCTGGTATTACATCTAAAACAAATAATGATGAAATCTATGCACGTGGTTACGTTGCAACAGCTTTGGGCTGGGATTTTGTAGAGTCTAACAATGTAAGTAAAAATTCAAGTTCTTGGGACAAAACGAGAATAATGTGTGTTGTACCAGGTCAATCATTAGGCTATGCTTCTGCGGTTACAGATTTAGAAACCACTTCAGTAGAAAAGCAAATTGGTAAAACATTAGTCAAGGGTCGTTTTGTTTATGGTGGCAGAGTTGTAAGACCTGACATGACTGGTGTTATTTATGCAGACAAAACAGCAGAGGCATAAATGAATAATGTGAGTATGATAATTAGAAAATTAAATAAGATTTTATTGTTACTTGATTCTAACCCGTCTAGTGATTTAATTAAACAAGCGGAGGAGGACAAGGTGACAATATCGACCTTGAAAAAGCAAAATGCTACATTAAAGGGTGAAATAACAAAATTAAAAAATAACAAATAGGTATATAAAATGGCAACAGTAGCAATCACACCTACTAGAATGGTATCCGATACTGGAGTTGTTATTACTCCAGGTGCTGGGACAGCGATAGTAGCAGCAAATACAAACACAATAGCCTATCCTAAAGATGGGGAATTACTAATTACAATTGATTCTAACCATGCAGATACAGCAGCAACGATAGCGGCTTCAGACTATGCCGTTGCGTCTGGATTGGGATCAACCACTTTAGCGGTTGGTGATACAGTAGAAAAATTATTTTCTATTGGTGAATCGGCAAGATATAAATTAGCTAACGGTAGCATTTCGATTACATGGGCTGCAAACTCAGCTGGTTTCATTACAGCATGGTATTTGCCAAAATCAGTAACTTAATTTAAGGGGCTTTATGCCCCTAGTATGAGGCTAAAATGAAATATCTAATTATTTTTTTATTATTGGGTTCAATTTGTTATTCGCAAAGTAATACTAGGATAGTAGGTTATGATTCCGATGGTAATAGATCGGCATTGAGAATGCGTAGCAACGGTTCAATTGACGTAAACTCCTTAGACCCAACAATGACACCAGTAATAGTTAATTTCAATAAGATTGTTACATCCACGACTTTGACTGACACGGTCGCTATTGACGATTATACTATAGTGGTTGATGACACCACTGGGGTTTTTGCCAATAGATACCTTACTATATTCAATGTTACACTAAATCGGTTTTATGTTGGTAATGTATTAAGCATAAATGTAGATACTTTAACTTTAGATACGCCCTTAGACGCTGCTTATCCCGCTGGCTCTTTTGTTGATATAACTACAGATGAAATGGCAGTTGATGGGAGTGGTGCATCGCAAACTTACGGAGTACGTGGAGTTAGTCCAAGCCCGATAGGTTTATCGGTTGATATTGTGCGTATTATTTTTACTTGTGTCACAGATAGTCCCGTCGATTTGACTAAATTTGGTGACATTACTGGAGGTTTAACCAAAGGTTTAGTGTTAAGGAAAAGGGACGGCACTTATGACAACATATTTAATGTAAAAACGAATAGAGATTTAGCTGGTACTATGTTTGATTGGGAACCTTATTTAGCTAGTAATCCCCAACAAGGGGTCGATGGGTTCGTTTCCCGTTTGACCTTTGGTAGTATGGGGAAAATGGGGGTTGTTATTAGACTAATGGCTGGTGAAGATTTAGAGCTTTTAGTCCAAGATGATTTAAGCGATTTGGCAACATTCAAAATAACAGCAGAAGGACATTTTTCAGAGGAACAATAATGCCAACATTAGCTATAATAAAAAGAATATTACAAATAGACAATACTGATTATGACGATTATATCAACGTCATGTTACCAATTGTTGACGGTTTGGTTAAAAGATATACTAATCAGACTTTCTTGAGAAGTGACGGGACAGAATGTTATCCTCAAGGCATAGAGCTTGCCTACGCTACTTTTATCAATCATTATATGGAAGGTATCGGGTTGACTACTAAGGCTTGCGGTGGTGGCATTGTGAAGACTTACCAAACTAAAGACCAGTTAATGGATGCGGAATTAAATGTATTCAAGATAATATGAGAAAATTAACTGTAAAAATAGAAACCTTAACAAGTGGTTCTAAGGGTATTTACGGTGATGAAACCGAAACTTGGTCAACTTTGAACACTTATAAAATAAGTACCGATTGTTTTTATCCTATTTCTGGCAATGAGATTAAGTTTACCGACAAAGATACAGTTTTTGCTAATTATCGGGTAAATTTACCTTATAATACTACTATACAAGAAAAGGATAGAGCTATTATTGACGATGTTGAATACGACATTAAGTTTGTTAGAAGGTATATAGATTCTCATGTTATTCTAGACTTATTGGAGAAAATAAGATAATGGCAAAGAATAGGTATTTTACTAAAGAGTTAGTCAGAATTGGACGTAATGAAATGGCTAAAAGGATGCAAAGGGCAACTAATATAGTGAAAAACCAAGCTATTTATTTGGCTCCAGTTGATACTGGTAATTTAAGGAATACTATTGACGATGAGATAACAGTAAGTAGAAATATGATAACTGGTAAAGTTTCTTCACAAGCTAAATACGCTATATTTGTAGAATTCGGAACTGGTCAACAAGCGGATGATGGTAGAGGCAAACAGTCTATTTTAGGGCAGAAACCACAGCCATTTTTAAGACCAGCATTAAATAACAATATTCAAAAATTAAAAAATATCTTTACAAAATGAGTGCTAAAAGTGATTTAAAAAAAGCGTTTTATTCTTTCATTTCCACGTCGGATTTTTATACAAATATTGGTGAGAAAGTTTATTACGAAGAAATGAAACAATCAAGAAACGGAATACCTACTTATCCTTATGCAGTTTGGACGGTTAGCTCTGTAACCCCTACAATTGATTCTAGTAGACGCTCGGAGCTTATTGAAGTTACTATGAATATTTATTCGGATTCTGACAATACAGTCGAACTGGACGGGTTAGAGAGCGATTATATAACACTTTTAGACGGGCAAACAGATTCATTAACATTAACTACAGATAATTATTCTGTAATAGTAGTGAAAAGAACATTAAATATAGACTTGCCAAAATTAGAAGATATTTGGTCAGGCGTAACAACATATAGTTTTCAATTAGAAAAAAATAGGAGTTAATTATGGCTGCTGGTGATAGTTTTAATGGTGCTACTGGTGCTTTTTCGTTAGGGGGGACAGTTTACCCATTTACAAATTTTAA